GCCGACCGCGTTTCCGAAGAACGGCGCGAGCGCGAGGCGCAAGAGGCCGCCCATGCAGCAGAGCTCGAGGCGCTTTACGACAAGATCGAGGCGAGCATCGCGCCCTTCGTGCATGACGCGGCCGCTGTGGTGAACTCGGCCACGCGAATCAAGCCAGGAGATCGAAAGGTCTTCGAGGAATTTAAGCAGTATTGTTCGACAGCTTGGGATCCACCGCTTCCGCCGCTTCCCGCGCACCCTGCAGCCGTCTGTGCCTTCTTGGTCAAAGGACTCGGCCAAGGCACTACACACTTCACGAAACGGTTGAACGCTATCAGCCGTATCCATTCCGCAGTTAGCCTGCCGGATCCGACTACGGATGTACTATGTCAAGCATTGGTCCGGAAAATCGAAGACTCAAAACAAACCGAAAGAAAGGATACCTAAGTGCCAGTTTATCGCGGGACTTATAGCCCAGATTTTAAAGAAAGCAAAGTCACCGGCTTAAGCCGTGACGCTTACTATCCCTCGCGCAAGCCGAATGTGTACACGGCCGAATCCGGCCCGAAGGGCTCGATGCTCGATAACACCATCGACCTTAGCGGGACAATCGACAAGCAAGTGAAATACGGCCATTCCTTTGACGATAACAAGTCCGCTAATTGGTCGGAAGATAAGAGCAACGCCGGGCTCGCCGGGTTCAGCGGGGTCGCGTCCCGCAGTCAAAACCACCCCAAAAGGGGTACTGGAGTTTAATCATGGCGAGTTATGTCGGAAAGTATACAATCAAGGCCACGAAAAACCCTTTGGCCGATGACCAACTAATGTCGAAACAGACCGATACTTATGGTGGCTACGAGAAATACAGCATCGGCCGCACCGTGAATCAGAAGCCGAATCCCGGTGTGCAAAACCGAGGAAATGTTCAAAATGGCGACTAAGGACCTAGACCGTTTCTGCGGCGGCATTACTGCTCCTCGCAAGCCCGCTGTTTATAACCCTGATGGAGAGCGCCCCCAACCGGATTTCGGCGACGAATGGGCCAACAAAACCTTTAATCAAAAAGGCCCGAATATTGATAAAATTCGGGACACAACACACCGCTAATTCAATAGGCGGGGCTCTTGCTGTTTATCACCCGCCCGTGCCCCGGCTTGCGATTTGCGGCCGGGGCACATCTTTAATTAGGAGTGAAGATGCTCAAACCTTTTCCAAAAGGCGTCTCGGGCAATCCTGCCGGACGCGCAAAGGACACACGCAATCGGCTCACGAAGAAGGTGTTCGAGGACATCTTGCACCATTGGACCGAACTCGACCCCGTCGCAAAGATGACCAAGGGCCTCCACGCGCTCCAACGCGCCTATCGAGACAAGCCGATCGAGTACGTCAAAGCTGTGCTGTCGGTTATGCCGAAGGAGTTGGCGATCGAGAGCGTCATGGCCGACATGTCTGATGCAGATCTGGATCAGCTGACGATTGCGATCAAGGACCACCTCACCATGGTGCGCGAAAGGTCGAAGGACGAAGACGGTGACACGGTGCATTAATGGAAACCTTCGATCTTAAGAATGTTCCACCAGAACAGCTCGAGCAGGTTCTCGCCAATATCGCTAAGATCAAAGAGCAGCGTGCGGTTGAAAATAAGCTGGCGCACTATGCTCCATATCCCAAGCAGGCCGCTTTTCATGAGGCCGGCGCCACGCACCGTGAGCGCTTGTTCATGTGCGCAAACCGCTTCGGCAAAACCATGGGCGGCGCCGCCGAACTGGCGCTTCATCTGACGGGTGACTATCCGGAATGGTGGCGCGGCAAACGGTTCGATAAACCGGTGCGAGCCTGGGCTGCCGGCGTCACCAGCGAATCAACGCGCGACGTCTTGCAGCAGATGCTGATTGGGCCGCCCTTTCGGGAATCCGAATGGGGTACGGGTATGATTCCGAAGGCCGCGATCGCCAACGTTGCCACAGCACGCGGTATTCCGGCCGCCATTGATACCGTGAGCATCCGACACATCAGTGGAGGTCTTTCCAACCTCCAATTCAAAAGCTACGAGCGCGGCCGTGAGAAATGGCAGGGCGCCGCGTTGGAAGTCGTTTATTTCGACGAAGAGCCCGATCAAGATATCTATGTCGAGGGGCTGACACGAACGAACGAGACGGGCGGGATAGTCTATATGTGCTTTACTCCCCTGCTCGGCATGTCCGAGGTCGTGCGCCGCTTCCTGCTCGACCCATCACCCGATCGTGTAGTGATCACCGCGACGATTGATGACGCTCCGCACTTCACCGAAGCCGACAAGGAACGTATTGCAGCATCCTATGCGCCGCATGAGCTTGAGGCGCGCGTCAAGGGCGTCCCCGTGCTCGGTTCTGGTCGCATCTTCCCTGTTGCGGAAGAAACGTTGGCGATCGAGCAGCGTGAATTTCCGAGCCATTGGCCGCGCATCGGGGGGATGGATTTTGGCTGGGATCATCCGTTCGCTGCAGTCGAGCTGGTGCACGACATCGATACGGATACGGTTTATGTGAGCAAAACATATCGCATTCGTCAGACAACGCCGATCATCCATGCGAGTGCGCTACGTGCTTGGGGCAAAGATCTCCGATGGGCATGGCCACGAGATGGGAAGAGAGAAACTTTGGAAGGTGCTGGCATTGCGCTTGCAGAGCAGTATCGCGCGCAAGGGCTCGATATGTGGTTTGAGCACGCTCAGTTTTTGGACGGTAGTGTTAGCGTTGAGGCTGGCATTGCCGACATGCTGGTGCGAATGCAATCCGGTCGCTTCAAAGTCTTCAAGCATCTTAATGATTGGTTCGAAGAATACCGGCTCTTTCATCGCAAGGATGGTAAGGTGCACAAGGAAGGCGACGACCTCATGTCTGCGACCCGGTATGCTGTGATGATGCTAAGGTACGCGCGGACCTCGCAGGAATACGACACCTTCCGCCGCCCCATCCCGTATCCGAAGTTGGCGCTCGTGTGATGTAGCTGCGTCCAGGCAAGCTCGAGGAGCACTTTGACTATGGCTTTCGGGATCCAAAAGAAGTCACCAAACAGATTTACTATGCCGTTATTCGCGGCGAGATCCGATCCCAGACGCGTGACGGCGTCCCGCTGACTGCCGAGCAGCTGAAACAGATCTCGCAACGAAGGTGGCATCCCAATGACGAGTTTGCATTGCCGGCAGATATACTTTTGTCCGTCGAGGACGCGGAGCGGGTTTTCGCTGGGCTACAAACCGACCGCTCGATCTTGAACTGAAAAAGGTCGCCGGGACCCTCACGCCGGCCTCGCCGCGCCATTTGGCGGCGGCTTGCCCCGGCGCGTTCAGGCCGCGTCGGGGTTGGGCTGATCCAAGGAATGTGCGCCTTGCAGGAACACCGGCGCTTGAAGTCTTCGAGGCGGCGTTACGCGCGCACTATGCGAGGCCAATCTCCGTTCCCAAAAACGACAGAATGGGGATATAGACTCGCCTTGCACGATACGGTTAACTAGCCGTCGATGCGGCCCAATGTACAGGGCAAAAATGGGCAAATGACAATGATTTCGCACATCGCCTTGCGCACCGATGCGCTAGCGCTGGAATACAAGCGACAGTACGGGAGCGCCCGCCGGAATATTGACACCACGAATGTCGGAGATCAGCCCTTTCTCAAGGGCGAAGGCCGCGTCTTTGGTCCGGGCTTCTCGGAAAAGATCACTGATCTCCCCTGCGTTCAATTGGGAACGTTCTCTGAGAATGTTACCCATGCGCTCCTGGTCGCGAAGCACGCCATCTAAAACCTCTTGAAGATTTTTCTGCTCAAGGCGAGTTTGGGCCGGCATGTCCATGCCGACACCGTGAAACATGAACGTTGAGTGCGCACACGCGAAACGCTCTTCTCCAGCTAGAAAAACCACATTTCCAATTGAGTCCACGTTACCAACATTATGGGTTGTGATCCTAAATGGCATCGCTCGCATCACGTTGTACAGGTTGAGCCCGTGCATGACACTGCCTCCGGGCGTGGACAACATTAGGTAAATATGATCGACGCGCTGATTGGCCTGCTGGGCTAGCACGGCAATCAAGTTCTCTGTGGTGTTGACATTGATTTCGGCAGAGAAGGAAATGTAGGTAGTCATCTTATTAAATCTCCTGCTGGGCCTGCGCGTCATCCTCGCTTCGGCGGCAGCTTGTGTGCCAGCTCGGGCCACTCGCTTTCAACCACCGCCCGCATTTCATCCGAGATGTGGTCGATGTGCTCGATATCGAGCATGTATTTATGGAGGCGTCGCAGATCGGCCGGCATCATGACCTTGCCGCCAACTACGCGGGGCTTATAGACGCGGGGCTGTTTGGTCACAGCAAGAACTCAACAAGGAGCGCAATCACGATCAATGCAACGCCGCAAGCGAGCGTGAAGGCACCAACGCGTTCGAAAGGCGGGTCATGGCCGCCTGCTATCGTGGATGACCCGCGCCCCTTGGCGCAAGGTGATGACCGCTTTCGGCCATCGCTTCACGGCAGCTCGGTAGGTTGCTTCCGCAACCTCGAAATCCTCGACGCCGGCAAGGTGCTCAACGATGTTCTGGCCGGCATCGTCCCACATATCGAGCCGGTGCGTGAAATTGGTTCGGGTTTTCATTTCGCCACGTCTAGCTTGGCGTCATAGAATAGCGCAAGCTCAACCTGCTTGCTGACCTCGGCAACGTCAGCCTGCGCCAATAGCAATTCGGCCGCTCGCTGCCATTGGGCGCTGTGCTCCCTATCCTTCGAGAGCCCCAGCATGTATGTGCGGGCATCTAGGACCGTGCGCAACGTGCCGCCATCTTTGGTGACGAGGGGCCGCGTTAGCTTTCGGGAGAGGTACGCCGGGGACACGGCTCGGAGCCTAAGCGCTCCGGGAAGGGAATACGAGTCTGCGCGGTGTCAGACTGTCGTATGTCGCATTCATGTTGCATGGAGCAGCCGAGGGCCAATGACAGCCTTTGAAATTGCTTGTGAAAATCTTGCAACATGTGCGACATGAAAATAGACACGTACAAGCGGCAGAAAATGCAACAAATGCCGATGAAATAAGGATTTCTTTGCTGGCTGGGGGACTAGGATTCGAACCTAGATTAACGGAGTCAGAGTCCGCTGTTCTACCATTGAACTATCCCCCAATTGGGACACGCTAATCTGTCAGTGTAGCCTCTGGGGCGCGTCCACGCCTCGT